GGATTGCCGTCCTTGGGCCACTTGTTTTCGGTACCTGTCCGTCGCTCTATTCTGCGCTTCAACGGCAGTTGGAGAGTGCGCGTCAGCACCTACAGTTTGGCAGATCAGCTCTGAAAGTTCATGCGAAAGATCGGGGAGGTAGTCCGTAGATTGCTGAGCCGTAGAGTCAACCGCGCAGACCGTCCGCGTGTGATCACAGGGCTCGTCCGGCCATTCCGACCGCTTGATCGGCGGCCAGCGTCTGGCGACCCATGCGGCTCGCGCCCACGCCCAGGAGCAGCCCCGCACCCGGGCACATCGATCCACGCCGACGCAGGGCTTGCTCAGTCCACAGGCTTCCGGTTGCTCGATAAGCGCAACCCGAGTCTCTCGGAGGGACTTCTCTACGAATTCCAGATCCTTCACCACGCCCGCACTCACCAGCTCATTCATCACCAGCGGGAAGAGCCGGTTGATCACCGGGATCAACTCATGAGCCGAGGCAGCCGTCGGTGTCTGCACCATTGGCATGACGTGGTACTTGCTCTCGACCTCGAGTACGGTACTCGTCTTGAGCGATGTGCTGGCGCATCCTGCGAGCATCACGATAGCGAGCGTCGACGGTCCGGTGATCTGCCTCGTCCACTCCGTCACTTGATCACCTTGGGCTTCGGTTCGACGGTCGCGGTCTCTACCGGCTCATCCTCGGGGGAGATCAGCCCCAGCCGCTTGACCTTCGCACGCAGCTCTGACTCCGTACCGCAGAGCATCGTATGCTTCGAGTTGCCGGTGCCAGTGATGGCCTCCGGTCCATGCAGTACCACGATGTATTTTCCGTCGTGGACCAGTGTCCAGGATTTGCCGCTCCATTCGCTATGCGCGATCATTTTGCCAACTGGCCAAGTCGACAACGCCGCTGTTGGGATGTCTTTGTCGATTGGGATGCGTGGGGCTGTCTTGATCATGCCGTCACCGTCACCGTCCAGCCACGTCCTTCCAGCGTTGTCTTATCCGTCAACCCGGCCGCAGATGGAGCAGCATTGGTGCCAGCGATGTTGAGCGTTCCGCCGGTGGTGGCCGATGTGACAAGATCGGCAAGCACATTATCAACGTGGCCCTGAACCATACCGTTGTTCTGCATGTACCACTTTGCCGAATTTTTCGTGACTGTCGATAGACATTTGCCGGTTGACGGATAGGTCAGCTGATTGCTGTTGACGTAGGTCGTGGCAAGGTTGGTGGGAATTGTCACATCTCCGAATGAGCCAGAGAGCTGGTTAACGGCTAGATTCAGATAGGTCGATCCGGTCGGCAAGGTCACATCGCTAAGAAGACCGGCGAGCTGATTGGTGGCTAGAATCAGATAGGTCAATCCGGTCGGCAAGGTCACATCGCTAAGAAGACCGGCGAGCTGATTACTGCTCAGATTCAGATAGGTCAATCCGGTCAACCTGCTTGACACTGGATTGAGCACTTGAGCCAGATTCCCAATCAGTTTTTTTGTGTTCCAGTTCAGCGTGGTGACGGCCGACCACTGGCGCGACCGTAAGTTATAGGCACCAACGACGAAGTTGCCGAGTGCCGGAGCTTTGCCGATGAACGAACCTCCCGGCCCCCGCCACACAAAGTCGTCATCAGTTGCAGCAGCGGCAGTGATGACAAGACCGGCAGCGGGCGAGGCGGACAACGCGAAACGCATCACCAGTGGGCGCTGATTGTACAGCACGGCTCAGCCCTCTAGCGTCAGGGTCACGACACCCGTCGTGGCCACAAGTCGAATGGCGGCAACCTTGTCATTGGCCGTTTCGATTACCACTCGACGGTAGGAGTAGGCCCACAGCGGGTCGTCGGTGGTGACTGCCGTTGGGGATGAGGCCACACGGATGGCAACATCCACGTTGCTCGTGACAACGTAGCTACCAACGGGCAACGCTGCACTCTGCGTGCTGTTGGCGTCGGCGATGGCGATCTGGACCGGCACGTTCGCCTTGGCGTTGATTCTGCCGGCGATGTCCGCTTCGAGTGTCGCACGGACGGCCGCGATGTCTGCGACCATCGTTGGATCAATTGACCGAGCCGATGGTGTGCCCTGTGGGTATCCAGTCTGAGGCATCGTGTTCTCCTGCTAGGCGATGTGATTTGCCCTCGTGATGTCGTGCTGCACGTTAGTACCGGCGGCAGAGCCCACCCATTCCGGGTCCGTTTTCGCCGTGCCGTTGAATGGTAAGGTGCTCCCGGCGTCGATCATGTAGTTTCCGTGGATTACTGACGTGTTCGGCGCACCAGCCACACTGATTCCGTACTTATGCTTGTTCACGCCAGCGCCTTTGTGGATTACGTTTCCACGAATACTGCATCCCGAAACATCGGCGGTGATATTGATGCCGCTCGACGTGTTATCCGCACCCTGACTGTTTCCTTCGATGATGTTCATGTCGATGACGCAGGAGTAACAGTCGACGGTACTCATATCGATACCATGCAACCCGTTCCCGAAAATCTTGCAGCCGGAAATGATGATCCATGCGCCAGCGAGTTCGATTCCGTCTCCGTCGTTGTCGCGGATGTCGCATCCGACGATGCTCCAGCGCTCTCCACTGACCAAGATCCCGGCGTCGCCGTTGTCCCTTACGACGCATGAACTGACGACACCGCCATATCCGGTCAGGAACGCACCGTACACCACGTTAGTCTGCAGGTTGCATGCATCTATGATCACGCTGTGCGATGCGCCAGAGACGATGACGCCGATCCCGCCGTTGTTCTTGATGGTGCACCGAGACAGGGTGACCTGCGTCGAGTCATCGATGTTGACGCCCGCCCCGTTGCCGCCGGTGTACAGGCCGGAGTCATAGGCGATCTGGAAAACCTGGACGTCGTGGATCGTCACCTCGGAGCAGGTGTCGATCAGGATGCCCGTGTGGTTCTGGGCGACGGAGCCGCCGGTCCCGTCGATGCTCAGCTCGGCGACCGAGATCTCGGTCTTGTTGATCGCTGACAGGATTGCGAAGTCCGTCGATGCGGCAGCGTCGACCTTGATCACGGTCGCGCCGATCCCCGCGCCTCGGATGTGCACCGAGATGCCGATGGTGAGACCGCCGTTCACGGTGAACGTGCCCTCGCTCAGCAGCAGCAGTCCCCCGCCGGCCGCGGCGATCGCACTGAGCGCCTCCTGAAGCTGGGCCTCGTCGCTGACCCCATCGCACACCGCGTCGGCGTGGGCCCGAGACTCGTCCGTGGCGTCGGAGGCGGCAACGAAGTAGGTCGCCGGGCGAACACAGGCCAGGTCGAGGTACTCGATCCACTTGTAGTACTGCCATTTTTGCCAGTTGTCGTAGTTCCTCGGCGGCTTTTCCTGATAGCTCCAGCCGTTCGACTTCCAGCCGGCCGGCGGCTCAACCTTGTTGTTCTGGCCGGACGTCGGGTCAACAACGTCGCTCGATGCCCACTCTGGAAGTCCGTCGGTTGGTCTCACGCCTGCCATGGTCTCTCCAGTCTACTCCTGAACGAACAGCTCTGTGAAGTCTCCGCCGATATCCTCATTCCCCGCGCCGCTTTCGCCCCATCCGTGGCCGAACGGTAGCTCGTCGCCGTGCAGCGCGCCAGCCGCATCGCTGTCCTTCCCGAACACGAACGGGTCAAAGGTCTCGCTGCCCGTGATGACCGTTCGCACCCCGGCAAGCGCCGCCTCTGCGGCCCGGGCAAGCCATGCAAACTTGCTGATGTGGTGGCAGTAGAACGAATGCGCTGCCGGAGGATGCTCGATTTGATGGACCAGGGTTGCCCCACTTGCCCGCAGTACGATGGCGATCATGCGCTCCGGATCGCCGAGCGACGTGTCGATCAAGACCTGCAGGTAGAGCAGGTCCCTGTATTCGTCGTCATCACTGGAGGGGCGCGGGACGTCCAGAACCACCCCGAGGTCGTCGAGCTGCTGCCCGCTCGCCGATGCCAGCCACCGGAGGGTGAGCATGTCCCACAGCACATCCTCCAGCTCCTGCATGCCCCATGTCGTCGGGTCCGAGGGGCCCACACTCGCCGCCACCAGGGCGCGCAGTAGGGCGCTCTCCTCGAACTGACCCGGGAGCAGGGCGAGGACCTCCGACGCGTGGTCATCCTGGTACGATGCAGCCACGGTTATGCCTCCACGACGGTGATCCGGCCAGAGTCGAACGTCGCCCGAGCGGTGAACGCAACCGCCAGCGGAGTCGACTGGTACGCCCCAGGAGCACCGAACCCGTCGTCAACCGCGATCTCGATGACCAGCACCCCGATACCGGCCACAGCGGAGAACACCGGCCCTTTGAACCGGTCGGGCAGCACGTCGCTACCAACCGACAGCGCGGTACCGGTAGCCAGGCAGCTCGTCGCGATCGTGGCCTCGCCGTTGTCCGGGAACGTCTCCTCGGCGTACTTGGTATACGTTGCCCTGACCCACATCAGGACCGGCGTCGGCCGGCTGAACAAGATCGTGTGGGAGAACTCCTGCGAGTCGTTGACCGCGACGCTCTCTGCCCCGTTCAGGGCGATCCCCGAGCCCTTGCGCGCCCACAGTGCGGCTGCGATGTTGGCGTCCGCGCCGCCCTCGACCACGGCATGGATGGAGTGCGGGGCGAGCCCGTTCGCATCGACAGCGTCCGTCGTGTTCTCGATCACAACGCAGGCGATCACAGCGTCGATGGATACGATGGACGCGTAAATCGCATCCAATGTACCAGCGCCTGGGCTTGCAAGCGACGCGGTCCGACGGTCCCTGAGTGCAGCGTCGGTCTCCTCCGGGTTGCCCAGAACCGCATCAAGTGGGTTCCATGCCGCCGTCCATCCGCCGACCTGGTTGACGATTTCGGTCAGAGTCCCGGCGTAGGCGATGATCGCGTCAGCGACGCTGCTCTCGAACGCAACCAAGTTCCCCACCGTGCTGATCGACAGGTTCGCATTGACAACGAGCGCGAATGGTCGCGGAAGTCCGTCGGCGTCATCGTCTCCATCGACCTGCACCAGCCCGCCAGCGAGATCGGTTGCGGTCACGGGGTCTGCGCCTGCGTTGATCGCCACCGCGAGCCCGGCGCTGACATCATCCTCGTCATCCGTCGGCACGGTCGCGGTGAACGTGTAGGGGTTTCCATTGATCGTGATCGTATACACCTTGCCGTCTGTGACAGCTCCGACGAGCGCCGTGTTGCTCCGCACGGCGACCGCTGCATCGATCGTGGCCGAGTCGATGCTCTCGAACTGATCGCCGACGGTCACTGTTGCGACCTTCGAATCGGCCGCGATCACCGTTCCAACCGTGCCCTCGACGACAACGGTAACCTTGCTGGTGACGGCGGCATTCTTGGCCATGCCGATCAGGTCGCAGCAACCTTCGAGGCTGACCCCGTCGGCCGAGCTGGGGATCATGGCGTTGTAGACCGCCTCGGCGAGCTCCCACAGGTCGCTTGCTGGTTGTGCCAGCGTGCCGACCAGCTTGCCGAACACCGACGTGGTGGCGAGATTGATGTTGTTCCCGAAGGCCGACTTGAGCGCCGCCTCCAGGTCCTCCTTGATCTTGACGAGGCTCTTTCTGACAAACCCCGTCGCTGTGACACCGTACGTCGTCATGATGCGCCCCTACGGAAACACGTCGCTTGCTTCGATGACTCCCACCGAGCTGACCGCCTCGTAATCAACGGAGACCTTCCGCGTCGCCTTGTTGATGCTCATGGCGAACTCGGTTACCCGCTCGATCTGCGGGTCTGCCAAGATCTCGCGACGGAACAGAGCCTCGATCACCCGGCTCTTTGGGTTAGCGATGAACACGTCGCGATAGTACGGCATCCCGGCGTCTTCTTCCAGGAACCACTCGCCGAGAAACAGCCGTAGGGCGACCGCCTGGCGCTGCCGGACTGCGTCGACTCCCGCGACCAGCTTCAGATCGTAGTTCTCGACCGCTAGGTCGTGCCCATCGGTCGTCAGGTACAGGTCCATGTAGTCTGTGTCGTCGTCCACTTGCTCATCCTCGGTCGTCAGGAAAAACGCATAGCTGCGGTCCATCGTGTTGCCAGCTATGTCATCGGCATGCACGTCGACCAAGACAAGCGCGCCGAGCAGCACGGAGGGTGGAGTACATAGGAAGCTGTACCCGTCCGTTAGGGCCGTCACGACGACCATCCACCCGTTCTTCTGCAAGCTGTCGGCGTAGACCTGGAACCCGTTGACCTCGACCTCTACCGTCGACAGGTCAACCCCGGTCTCCTCGTCGTACACCTCAAAGTACATGCTACAGTCGGGGGATGCGGTTTCCCCCAATCCTGGCGATGTGTTGCGCAGCTTGGGGGGCAGGTCGTCAACAGTGTATCCCCAGAGGGCGTTCGCCCCCGACCCTAGGATGATGGTCGACCACGCGCCGCCCAGCCCAACCTTGCGTCGGAGCCCGGAGTCGTGCCCAACGAACACGTAATCCCCATCGCCCAGCACCGCCAGCATGGGGTAGCTGGCGCTGGCCCCACTCGCTTCCGTCGCAAGGTTGCCGAGGCTCGGGAAATCCCTGCGATTGACGTTGCAGCTCGTCGAGTACGTCCACAGGTAGCTCGCGGACAGTGCCAGCGACTGGCGCGCGAACACATTCGGATCATTGAAAGCCGTCGACCAACCGGCCTCCGGCGAGCCGACGCGCATGATGCCGTTGCCGTGGGAGAACCAGATCTCGAGTCCTCGCCCGGTGACGTTGGCAAACGCGCTGTCCTCGCCATCGCTCAGCGCCTGAAGCGTCGAGCCGTCCCACATCCAATAGCGCCAGCCTCCGGCAGATGTCGAGTCGCCGGCCACAAAGATCCGCCCGAGCGAGTCACGGTGCAGGGAGCAGTTGACCCCGTAGGATCCAGTCGTCCCGAGCACAGACCACGTCGCCCCGTCCCACTTCATCAGCAGCGCTGTGGAGCTCCCGGTGTACTTGTTGGCGACGCAGTAGACCTCGGTGTGCGAGACCCACAAGATCGCCCCGACTGTGCCATACGACGAGGCTGTTCCCGCGGCGGTCAGCGTGTGCAGTGTCCACGTAGATCCATCGTAGTGGTGTACCCATGGGTAGCCGAGCGAGTTATTCAGCCCAACCCACAGGTCATCAGAGCGGCCGCTGAAGCAGTACGGTCTGGTGTAGGTCCAGGGCCTGGGCCATGCGAGGTTGGTCCAGGCCCCAGTGACGGAGTCCCAACGCTTAATCGCAGTGTTGGAGCCGAAGAACAGGAGGTGGGTCATCATCAGAGTGACCCCTTGAGAGCGTCGAGCTTGGCGCGGATCGGAGCAATCGCGTTCCAGGCGATCTCGGTGAGGCAGCAGGGCGTTGTGTTTCCGTCCGGTGTGCCGGCGACGAGCTTCTTTCCGTCGCTCAGCTTCCACATGAGAACGTCGACAAGCTCGACGACGAGCCCGAGCAGCTCGGCAACGCCGCTAAACTGCTGGTTTGTCCCGTCGAACTCCTTGTAACCACCGACCCGCAGGGTGTTCCCAAGAGCGACGGTCCCGTCAGCAAGCAGCCGTAGCTCCGCCGTCCCCGCCGTATGATCGTCGATGGCGATGCTCACGTCGGACGAGCGGCTGACGCCAGACCCGCCCCGCCCCATTGGGATGCACAGGGCATCGGTGATGTCGTGGGTACGCGGGTCGGCGGGCTCGATGGCTTTGCTACCGCCGCCCGACTCCCACTCTTCGAGTGAGCGGTCGCCGAAGAGGATGATGCAGGGGTCACCGGAAGCGACCGGCCAGGTGATGCGAGCCGCCCCACAGCGCGGGAACAGGAGCGGGACCGCCGGGAGCACGGGGTCGGCATGATCGGCCCCTGCGCGGCGCACGGTGGGCTGTACGCTGGCCGTCTTGAGGTCGGCCGAGACGCTGGAGATCACCCCGGGGATGCACACCCGGATGTCCTCCCCCGCGGCTGCGATCGCGGCCTCCAGAAGCTGGGTGAGGTTGGGCTGGCCCGGAGTCA